CCTTGGTCGCCTGCTCGAGCGCGTCGCCGCTCAGCTGGCCGAGCTGCGCGAACGTGGAGACGACTCCCGAGATCGTCTCGTCGCCTACCGTGGTGACGTCCTGCAGGGTGGAGATGAACTGCCCTAGGTGGCGCCGGGTCGCTTCGGTGTTCTGGCCGATCGACGCGAGGGCGGTGGCGAGCCGGACGTCCGCCTTCTCCTGCTCGGCCGCCGCCTGGGTCGCTTTCGTGAGCGCGAAGCCGACGGCCGCGAGCGCGGCCGTCGCGGCCGCGGCCATGACCGGGAGCGATGTGAGGTTCTTCGCGAGGCTGTTGAGCGCCTTGCCGGCCTCGTTCTTCGCCTTGATGACGATGCTGACGTTTCGTTCAGCGCCGGCCACGGTTCGCCTTCCTCTGCGCCTCGCGCATCAGCCTTTGCTCCAGATGGACCCCGAAGTTGTGGGCCCGCAGGTCAATCGAGAACGCCCTAAAAACATCGTGCACGCCGAGCAGCGCTGATGGCCTGGTGCTGTATCTCCGGGCCATCGAGTCGAGCGTCTCCATTGATCGCCGATCGGCTACGAAGGGCGGATGGTCTCCGCCGCTTCCTTGCTGAATCCCGAAAGCTCGAGGATGGCCGTGAAGAGGGTCATCTGATCGACGATCGGGAGATCGGACACCACCGGCCCCAGCGCCGGATCCGTCCCGAATACGGGGTCAACGCTTCCCGCGCGAATCACTCTCTCGACGAGCCCGAAGAAGTCCTTCCCCTTCTGGCTGGCCATGAATTCGGTGAAAGCCTTTGCTGCGTCCCCTTCGCCGGAGGATTCACCGACCGCTTTCCCTAGGGACCCCATCTCCCCAAGGGTCGCCAGGTCGATAACCTGACGCGCGATCAGAATCAAGTCCGCGGGCTCGATGATCCGAAGTGGTATATCCAGTCCCAGAGACGTCGACACAGTCTTCCGGCGCATCGCGAGCAATCGCTTTGCGTTGACGTTCGTCTGCTCTCCCACGCCTTCCTCCCGCGCCGCCGAGGCGCTCTTCAGGCGACTGCCGACTCGTTGTTGTGGACGATGACCTGCAGGCGTTCCCCGGACGTCGGCAGATCGGCCACGAAGGGGACTTCGGTCTTGCGCAGGCCGGGACCGTCGATCGAGGAGTACGGGTCCCCGTCGAGCCGGCACTTCGCCAGTACCAGCTGCAGGGCGTAATTCCCGGTGCCGAGGGTGGCGCCGGTCGCGAGGACCTCGAGCTTGAAGTAGGTCCCGGCGTCGAACTTCGCCAGGTCGGCGGCCGCGGCGTCCATCTTGATCGTGCCGAAGACCCGTCGCTTGTCGTTCCGGATCGGCTCGTCGATGTTCTTGCTGCCGAGAATCCGCTTCTCGAGGTCCATCCCGTTGTCGAGCTCGACCTCGACCATGTCGCACTTCCGGACGACGTCGTCGATCTCCACCACTGTCTGGTGCCCGGCGACGTAGGTCGAGAGGCCCGGCAGGGTGGGGCTGACCGCGGCGATCGAGGCGAAGTCCTTGGCGGCTCCCGAGACCTCGAGGGTGGTGTTCCGGAGCGGGTCGAAGCTGAACTTCAGCCCGTTCACCTTGAACCCGGCATAGCGCCGCTGCGGGGTGCCGCCGTTGTCGACGTCGTCGTTGACGTGCAGCGACAGACCCTTCGCCGCCATGAGGGTTTCCTTCAGCGTGAAGGTGTGCACCCAGCGCACGCCGACGTCGGGCTGGGTGATGGTGTCGGAGGCGTCCCCCATCGCGTGCTCGATCAGGCGCAGGAGGCCGACGTAGTTGGCGTCGATGACGAAGGAACCCGCGGCGCCGAAGAGCTCGTCGTAGAAGTTCCCCTCGCGGTCGTCGATGGAGCGGACCGAGGCGCGCGGCGTGCGCCGGCGGATGGCCTCGATGGCGCTGCTGTTGATCTCGGCGAACTTGCTGGCCGCGACGGGGGTGCCCCAGGCGGACTCCTCTGCCCATCCGATGAAGGTCCTGAATCCGTATCCGCCCGGCATGGTCTACCTCCCCCGCCGCGCGCGCGGCTGTGACTCGAGCTCCGCGGCGCCGTCGGTCGGCGCCTCACCACCTGCCTCTTCGAAGACCCCCGGCTGCTCGACGAGCAGCGCCTGCGCCAGGGCGTCCGGCGCGTCGATCACTCCCCCGGTGCTGACCTCGCCGGCGCCCTCGAGGAACACGGTCCCGGTTCCCAGGTATCGGAGCCTCATGCGTTCCCCCTGTCGTGGCGGTACTCCACCTCGACGAAGATGTCGGCCAGGTGCACGCCGGCGTTGATGGTCGGGATGGTCTTGTCCGAGAAGTAGCCGGTGACCCGTGCCCCGTTGTCGCCGTTGGCGAGGCCTCCGAGCGTCGGGTCCAGAGCGATCGAGTCCTTCAGAGCCTTGTAGAGCGGCCAGAAGCTCCGGGTCGGGTTGTCCCCCTTCACGATGCTGAAGAAGAAGAACCCCGCCCGCGGGCTGACGCTGCGCGTCGGTCGGTCCTCGTTGCGCTCGCCGGCGTCGCCCAAGTAGGCCGCTGGCGCGTTGTCCTCCTCGTGCCAGTCCCGCCCGACGTCGTTGAGCAGGCCGGTCGCCTTGTAGCCGGCGGCCACGCTCTTCGCGATCAGCGCGTCGGCGATCAGGGCGAGGACCGGATCCGGCATCAGCCCCTCACTTCACCACTGCGGTGACGGAGAAGGTCTCGCTGGGTGTCGAGCCGACAATGTTCCAGGCGGCCCGCACCTGGCTGACGTAAGCCTCGCAGGTGGCGACGTACTTGGCGGCGGTCTGCACCGCGGTCTCGTTCACGATGTCGCGCTGGGTCACGGCGGCCGTGCCCGGCGCCGCCGCCCCCGCCTTGAGGACGTTCTGGCACGCGAGCTCGAACCAGGTGGTGCCGTCGACGGTCCCCTCGAGCCAGACTCGGAACGTGGTGACGGTGCCCGAGCCCGTGGTGACGGCGACGAAGACGGTAAGGGACCGGTATCCGCCGATCTCGACGAGCGAGCCCTGACCGGCGGCGATCTGCGCGCCGGAGGCCTTCAGCACGAAGGCGTCGGCCGCGGCCGCCGGCGGCGCCGCGAGCAGGGCAAGCGCGAGGAACAGGACAGCGGCGGTCAGACGGCGCATGGTTTTCATCACTTGCCTCCGTGCTGCAGCATTGGTGGGAAGCCGACGATCTCGGTGACCTCGTCCGCGGTCCTGGCCAGCGCCGGCGCGAGGAACGGGAAGGCGCGGCTGCCGGGGTGGCTGAATGGCGGGCCTGGCGGGCCCTGTTTTCCACTGCCAGGACCCCTCTGCTCCATGTGCGGCCTGGTGCCGAACTCGAGGAAGTGCGCGAACCAGGCGCGCCGGCGGCTCGGACCGATGCGTGCGGAGAACTCCATGAGCGATGCCACGTTGACGCTCACCGTCATCCCCGATCGCACCCGTGCGCTGTGCGTCTCCTCCTGCGCCGCGCTCTTGACGAGCTGCCCGGCCTCGCGCAGGCGCCCGCGCATCCCCTGCTTGAGCTCGTGCTGCAGCTTCGAGAAGAAAGCCCCCGCCTCTTCGAAGCCCGTGGCCTCGACGAAGAACCCGCCGCCGGCGGCCGGCCTCACGCCGCCTCCAGCATGTAGGGACCGAGACGGCTCTCGCGCGCCTCGATCATCTGCTGCGGCCGCAGGTAGGTGATCGACCCGTCCCCGTGGGTCTGGGACATCAGGTGCGCGTGCTCCCCGCTCATCACGCGGTAGACGACGTCCTCGGTCGCAAGACCGACGATGCCCTCGGGAACGGACGCGAAGCCGGCGACGTAGACGACCTTGAAGCGCTTCACCCCGAGCCACCAGGTCGAGCACTCCGACACCAGGTCGAGCCGGCCCCGCCCGTAGAAGCGCGGGCTCGAGCGCATCCCCGCGAGCACGTACCAGCTGCGCGGCACGGTGGTCAGCACCTCGGTCACGCCGCCGGCGCCGTCGTCCTGGTACTCGACGGACTGCACGGAGGTGACCGACACGAGCGGGCCGGCCGTCAGGAGCAGGTTGCGGGTCCCGCTGCCGTCCAGGTACTCGGTGTAGTTCTGCTCGACGAAGCTCCGCCCGAGCGTCGCCTGGTAGTCCTCGGAGACCTCGGAGATGACCATCTGGATCAGGTTGTCGAGCGGGTGCGCCTCGCCGGGCTGGATCAGGACGGGCGGGTTGCTCGCCGGCTTCTTCAGCTGCATGCGGGCGCGCACGCGATCGAGGCTGGTGAGCAGGAACGCCGAGGGCGCCAGGCCGGCGCTGACCAGGATGGGATAGTCGGTGACCCGGCCGTCGGCCGTCGGTGCGCCCGGATTCGTGAGCGTGAGAGTGAACTCGCCGAGGCGCGGGAGGGTGACGGTGACCGCCACCCAGCCCACGGCGTAGTCGACCAGGGTGACGGCCGCCAGCTCGCCGGCGGTCGCCGCGAGACGGTCGGGGCCCAGCATCGCCTTCGTTGCATCGATGGCGGATGCCTGGCCCGCGACGTACGCCTCGTTGATGTCCCGGACAGGGTGGAAGAACGTGTACGCCACCCCCATCTGCGCCGCGTAGAGCATCGGACCTTACTCCTCGAGGTGCGCCTGGCAGAACCGCTTCCCGGCCACGGGCGCGCGCAGGCAGCGGTTGCCCTTCGCGGTCGAGCCGGCGCAGGTGGTGGGCTCGCCGTCCTTCTCGGGCTTCTCGGCCGCCGGCTTGATCGCCTTCTCGACCTTGCCCTTCTTCGGAGGCGGCAGCAGCTCCTCGGGCGCCTTGTCGAAGAGCTCGCCGTCGACCTGCGCGTCCTTCGGAGCCTCGGTGCCGATGCCGTGTTCGATGAGGCGCTTCCCCTGTCGATCCGAACACTTGATGACCTGACCGGGCTTGAACTCGAAACCGGTCCCAGCCATGCCGCCGGCGGGCGTTAGCTTGACGTTCATGCGTTCCTCCTCTGTGCCGAGACGTGAAAGGGCAGGGCGGGGCCCGAAGGCCCCGCCCCGCCCGGGTCTTACGCGAGGTTGTGCGAGAGGAGACGGAGCGCCCTGCCTGCCCCGCCGACCAGGTCGCTGTCCCAGCGCTCGAACATCACGAACCCGGTCTGGAAGAACTCCGCGTAGCGCTCGTTGAGCCGCACGAGGATCGGGTTCAGGGCGCGACGGACGACGAAGTGGTTGAAGTCACCGAAGACGATGCTTTCCTTGTCCTCGACGACGGTGCTGTCCATGTCCTGGTTGATGACGACCGGACGGTTGTAGATCGTGGCGACCGAGCCGACCTCGTCGTTGGCGGGGCGGAAGATCGGGCGACCGTTGGAGTCGACGATCTTCTCGACGACCTTGAGGATGTCGTCGTGCATCATGAACGCCACCTTCGGGCCCTGGCGATAGGCCGGGTCGACGGCGTGGTACAGGTTCACGATGTCGCCGAAGGCGATCGCCGTCGCCGACGCCGCCTTGAGCTCGGTGGTGTCCGCCAGGATGGCGGTGA